CTACCAAGCCGTCTTGGTTGTGTCTGGTGCTATGACTAGCGGAAGTGCAATTACGATTAACTATAGCAAACAACCTACCGACACTACTCGTGGTGATTTCGAAGACAAATCCCCAAGCGGAAGTGCCGTTCTTGGAAATGGTATTGGTATTCCAGAAGTTAATTTGGAATTGAAGAGCGAACCTATCGTCGCTAAAACCAAAAAATTGAAAGCCGTTTGGACTCCTGAATTGGCTCAAGATTTGAATGCTTATCACAGCATTGATGCCGAAGCAGAATTGACTGCGTTGCTCAGTGAATACGTTTCAATGGAAATCGACCTCGAAATCCTTGACATGTTAATCACCTCCGCTCCCGCAATTACTACGGAAGCTTGGTCAGCAGCTATCGGAACCGAATATAACAACAAAGTTGTTACTAACGGTGTGGCGTCCTTCACCAGAACTCTTGACACTACGGCTAAAACCGCATATGTGAAGAGCACATGGTATCAAACCCTCGGCAACAAGATTCAAAAGGTATCTAACAAGATTCACCAATTGACTCTTCGTGGTGGAGCTAACTTCTTAGTTTGTTCTCCAGACGTTGCAACTATCCTTGAATCGATTCCGGGTTATGTTGTTAACACCGATGGTGATAGTGCGAAATTCGCAATGGGTGTGTCTCGTGTTGGTAGCTTCGCAAGTCGCTTCCAAGTCTATAAGAACCCTTACATGACTGAAAACGTTATGTTGGTTGGTTTCCGTGGAAATAACTTCCTCGAAACTGGTGCAGTCTATGCTCCTTATATCCCACTCGTCCAGACTCCATTAGTCTACGACCCTGTTAACTTCACGCCAAGACGTGGTGTTCTCACTCGCTATGCGAAAAAGGTAGTCAGACCAGAATTCTACGGCAAAATATACATTGCCGACTTAGACCAAGTATAATTGGTAAGTTAATCACAAAACCCTATGTCTCACAAGGACATAGGGTTTTTTATTTATTATATTTAAGTTTTTTGTATTTTACCATAAAATTCTTATATGTATAGTCATGAGTAATACAAATAGTGGAATATATAAAATAACAAACAAAAATAATGAAAAATTTTACATTGGGTCATCCAAACATATAGACAGACGTTGGTGGGAGCATAAGAATGATTTAATAAGAGGCACCCATTCAAACCCAAGACTCCAACATGCATGGAATTTTCATGGGGAAAATGCTTTTGAATTTGCAGTATTAGAAAGTATAGAAGAGGATAAATTAATTGAACGTGAAGATTATTATTTATCAATGTTTAAACCGTATACTAAAGGTATTGGATACAATATAGGACAAAAGGCGTATAGTGGTGATAATTTTACATCCCACCCAAATAAAGAGGAAATTAGGCAAAATTTATCAAATGTCAATATTGGAGATAAAAATCCTATGTTCGGAAAAACTCACTCACAAGAATCTATTAAGCTTCAAAAAGAAAAATCTGTAGGTCGTTATACACTGGAATGGTTCGCTCTGAAATATGGTGAAACAGAAGGCACTATGCAATACGCGAATAGAAACGCAGCTTTAAAGAATAGAAAAATAAATTATACATATGATAATGGACAGTCGGGAAAAATTCGAGGGCCGATGAGTAATGAAAACAAATCAGCTATTTCTAACAGTAAAAAGAGAATTAAATTAATTAAAAATGATATTATAAATGATATTAAATCGGAATTATACACCATTAAAACCATTGCCGAAAAATATAATATTTCAACAACAATGGTAAAATATTATAAAAGACACCTTAAAAGTAAAACAATTTAATCAGAAAAATAATGATATTTATATAGAAATATGTCTGACTTCGATAATTCTAAAATACGCTGGCCCGGAAGTGGTAGTGCCGTTAGTTCATTAACAGTTCCTTATGGGTTTTATTTGAATGAACCAAGTGCAACTACGAGTAGTATAGGAGCATTTGAATATGATTGTGCGACATCGGCAAAGTGGGCAGCGCAACGATTAGGATATCCATCCATAGAAATAGAAATGGTAGATATTAATTTTTATGGATGTTTTGAAGAAGCTGTTTGTGCTTATGGCGAGCAAGTTAATTCATTCAATATTAGAAATAATTTAATGAATTTACAGGGCGTATCAACAAATAATAATTTTACGGGAAGAGCGATGACAGGGCCAAATTTAAATGCCGTCGTTCAAATTGGTAAAAATTATGGAAACTTGATTGGTGTTGGTGGAAACATCGACATTAAAAAAGCTCCTATTAATTTGATTACAAACCAACAGACATATGACCTTAATACACTAATAGGAACAAACATTGAAAGTGGGAGTGCCATAGAAATACGAAGAATATTTCACGGGCCTTCTCCTGCTTTTGCTAGAATATATGATCCATTCAGTATGACGGGAATGAGTTATAGTAATGTTCTTAATGAAATGGGATTTGCAGGATTTTCTCCCGCCACTCAATTTTTAATGACTCCAATATTTGAAGATTTGTTACGGGGCCAAGCCATAGAATTTAATGATATGGTAAGAAAAAGTGCATATAGTTTTGAAATAGTAAATAATAAATTAAAAATATTTCCTATACCAACATATGACCATCCATGTTATATCGAATATGTTTTAACTGCCGCTCAATATGATGCAAATAATTTATTTTATAGTGGAAGCAATTACAGTGTTGTAAGTGATTATAGCAATGTTCCTTATCAAAATGTGGTATATTACAGAATAAATGATGTTAGCAAGCAATGGATTAGAAAATATTTCTTAGCTTTATGTAAGGAAACTTTGGGTAGAATTTTATCTAAATATTCCGCCGTTCCTATAAGCAATGGTGAAATAACTCTGGATGGGCAGGAATTGAGAAATGAAGCAAAAGAAGAAAAAGAATACCTTGTGACACAACTTCGTGAAAATTTAGAAAGAACTACACGACGTTCTCAGTTAGAAGATAAAGCTGATGAAATGGAGAAAATGCAAAGTATCATTAAAGGTGCTCCATTGGGAATTTACATAGGATAATTTATGGATATTTTTGGAAGATATTTTAGTGCCAGAGACCAAAATCTAATCAATGCCGTTAACAATGAATTGAAAAATAACATTGTTGAAACATCCGTTATTTTATTTAAGATAGCTCCTCTCGAAACGAATACGAATATATACGGAGAAGCCAAAGCCTCCGAAGGGAAGTCATTCTATAATGGTGTGGTAATATATTGTCACATGGAAAGAAGTGAATTAGAAAATGATGACACTGAGATTGGTTCCGATAGATTACAAGATTTAACATTTTCATTTCTTGAAGATGACTTAAAAAGCGCAGGGTTTTATCCAGAATCAGGAGATTTGATTCAATTTAATCAACGATATTATGAAATTGATAGTGTTAGTAATGATAAACAATTACTAGGAAATCAACCCGATAAAAACCTTTCTTTCATAGTTAAAACGCATTATACTCGATTATCTTCTATTACTTTAGTGAATCGCCAAGCATAATTCTATTTATATAATATGAGTTGGCAAGGAAATAAAATCAATGAAGTTCCAAATCCTGTCCAGATGGATTTAAATCATAATGATTTGAAATCTGGAGAGACGAGAGCTTTAAATATACGAAGAGATACGGATGTTGTTAAATATCCCGGAATTTCATTACTAGACATTGATCAATCCATTATAGAATATCTTGATAAAAAAATAGACCCACATGTAGAAGAAGCTGGAAATATAATTAAAGTTCCTGTGGTTTATGGTTCACCCGAAAGATGGAAAGCTGCAAAAAAGGATGGGGTTTTTAGAGATTTTAATGGTAAAATACAACTTCCCGTTTTGATGATTCGTAGAGAGTCGTTTGCGAAAAATGAAAGCATGATGTCGCTAAACCGACATTTAACATATCCCGTGATGACCAAATATTCAGAAAAAAATAAATATGATAAATTTAGTATTTATAATTCTTCTGTAAAACCCGTAAATTCTGTATATGCCGTAACCGTTCCTGACCATATTAAAATAACATACAAATTTATGGTGTGGACGGAACTTGTCGAGCAAATGAATTCCGTTTTAGAAAAAATTAACTTTGCCTCCGAAGATTATTGGGGGGATGAAAAAAGATTTAGATTTCGAGTTTACATGGGGGATTATTCAAATAACATAGAAGTTGTTACGGGAAAAGATAGAATGGTTAAAACAGAATTTACGGCTACGGTCATGGCATATCTTCTACCTTCTAGCTTTGAAGATAAAAAAAATACCATGGAAAAATTATTGACTCCTAGGAAAATGATTGTAACGGAAGGAGCGGTAAATACGATTGATACTCAAAATATTGATGAGAGAAGAATTAAGGCGTCTCTAATTGATGGTTATGTTATGTTGGATTCCGAAAAGAAAGAAATGGTTCCGCCGACAATTTCAATGCAATCCGATTCATTAGGTGCAGCTTCCATCGAGAAAATAAAAAATTCATATCAGAATTTAATAAGTAATACTATTATATCAGGAGAAGAATCGGGTATATGGCACATGGCACCAAATAATTCAACGGATTATGGGGAGGAAGGTTGGATGGCATATGATGGAAATTATCACTACATTTATGTTAATGGGGAATGGAAAAGACAACCCATAACAAACTTTAATCAATTTTAATATGTCATTTATACGGCCAAAAACAATATTAATAACTCAAGTAAATGCGTCAGGTTCTGGATTTAATGAAGTTCATGTATCTGGATCCAATTTATTTTTACAGACGGATTCTTTAGGAAATTTGATTGGTTCAACAGGAACAGCCAATATAAGTTCTTCATATGCCATTAGTTCTTCATATTCATCACATGCATCAAATTCTGATAAATTAAACAACTTAAATTATTCAGAATTTGCTCTCATAAGTTCTAGTAATAATTTTACGAGCGACCAAGGATTTTTAAAATCCATTAACGTGTTAGGTCAACTATACACAACCACTATTACATCTCCAGAGGGTCAAAGTTTAAATTTAAACTGCCAAAATGGAAGTTTTATAGATATATATACAAGTGATGCTGGCGGCGAACTCTATATGAATGCCGCAGGGCTTTACATACTGACAGACAATCAAGATGCCCACGCTAAAGTATGGGGATTTGATAAATCTGGCTCTATAACACTGCCTCGAAATGATGCAAATGCTATATTAAATCCAGATGGGACTCCATATACCGCATCGTATAGTTTAAATGGATTTGGAAAAACCATAATTACGCTTCCAACATCAGGAGTATTAACAAATGTTTTAGTGGCAGCAACGAGTTCATACACAAACGCATTTTTTGATTATGGAATTTCTAGTGGAAGTAATGCTAGATGCGGAACAATATTTGGTTGCTGGAATTCTGGTGGCATGGTATATTCAGAATATTCCTCTACAGATATAGGAAATACCTCACAAATTACTATGAGTTTAGATATAA